CTGAAATATATACATAACCAGGCACTAAAGCGGACGTGGCATACAGCCGCCACGCCGCTTAGCTTGAGCGTAATCACAAATCTTTCCACGCCTCATTTTCTTTCGGCGTATTCCAATCTTTTAACATGGCGCTGTCCCCTTGTGCTCCAATTAGGCATAAGTCGCACACGGGCAAATTACCGTTCAAAAATGTCACCTTGGTCGCGTTGCCCAACGGTATCTTGCACCAATGACAACACAATGTCGAAAATGAAGTACTCATTTTTCACACCCTCCAATAATCAGCGCTATCGACACACTTGCACCCTCTGCGTAAAAGTCATGCCCGCAGGTGGGGCAAATGAAATGATTTAGTTTCATATATCCTCCTTCTTTCCTTTACCATCCGGGAACGTTCCGCCAGTGCTTCCTTGTAATTATCTCCGGACCATAAAATGGGCATGTTAAAGGGATTTTGAGGGCGTGCTGGGTATAGATGGTTACGTATTCCGTACACCCTCAAGTGCCCATTATCATCTTCCATTATCCAATAGCTATGCATATCCATCATTTCCCCCATTTCCCCTTCGCTTTGCTACGGCACACACCTTTTTTTATTTTTATCTTCCCCTTAAAAGAACAGCTATCGTCGTAGCAATCATTGTGGATACAACCCCTATCCCTACAGATAATTTTTTTCAAATTAACCCCTCCTTTCCCTGGCGCGTCGCGTAGGCATCACATCACCTCCGGTTCGGTAGCTGTGCTTTTCGCCGCCAATAGGAGAATTGCGATACGCATATCATCAATAATATATGTCAGTTCTTCGACACGCTTCCAATCCCAACATGACGTGCTTATATCTTTTTGCTTGTTCATAGTGCCCCCGCTTTTACCAGATAAACCAGTCACTCCAGCGGACGAGGAGCGCCGCTGACCTCTACGTTATCTTAACCTTGACCGTATGCCCTCTTTTGTCAGCCTTACGGTTATCCTTAACGCTTCTTCCATTTTATCCCGGTTCCCCTGGATTGCTTTCCACATTTCATCGGGCATCTTACCAGGATACTCAGGTTCACCATCAATGGCGGATTCTAAGTGACTTTTACTGTAAATAAATGGACTACACATCTTTCAACCTCCCTAAAATCACTACAGCACCTTCATAATCTTTTTTTGCCAATATCTTCCAGCGGCAACGGAAAAGGCTTTTTTCTCAATCCATTTACCGGTGATATACCAGTCACCGATTAACACACTATCAAGACCATTTAATTTTTCCTTGAGAGCTCTTTCCACGGCCTCGTAATCCTTGGCATAACCTTTTAGCCGTTCATGCTCTGTAAGTAGCCCGGCGAGTTCCTCATTATCTAATACCGTGGCTTCCTTGCCAACATGAAACACGGGGCAGATATGGACATAGCCGCACTTGTCGCACATATCGGCTTCATACTCTGGCGGTTCCGGGAGTGTTTTTTCTGCTACGTGCTTATTGATTGCTTCGGCCCGCTTTAAAAGCATCTCTCCGAGCGTGTAATCAAGATTCATCCATATTTCTTTGTACTGACCATTACTCTTGTTTTTGAACAGAAAGACGCCCCGTTCCTTGTTGTCCATAAGCAGATAAAGTGTTAGTTGCGCCGGATATTTGCGAAGATATAGATATTTTCCTTTCGTCAGGTCTTCAATGGTGTTGATCTTATCAAACATATACGGGGAGCACGATTTAATTTCAGCTGGGGGAACCTCGCCACTATCGAGGAGGATCTTGCAATCTACCGTCCCCGTGATCTGGTACTCCGACCATGAAAAAGGACGCTGTTGCTCGATGACCTTAAAACCCGCTTCCCGAAGCTCCTGCATTGCCAAGTCTTCAACGGCGTTGCCCATGCCAAAAATTAACTGGACCCGCGCATCGTGAAGAGTCCGTTCTTGCCACCTGGTACGGTTATAGACATGATACAACAGGCAGGGATGCCCCAAATCACTTGCCCTGTTAGAATTCACGGGATGCTGTTTTATTTTGGCCTCCTGGGCGGCCATGATCTTTTCGACTATCATCCATCTTCACCTGGCGCCCTTTCCTCCACTTCCGGTTCCGGCACACAAAGGTCAATGGTCTTTAGATCAAGTCCGTATTTGGTTTCCTCAAATGCAATGGTCGCCATAACCCCGGCCTCTTTCGATTCTTTTGCCAGTATTGCCAGTGATTCCGAAAAAGTTTTGTATTCTTTTTTATCGGCGGCAATAACAGTAAAGAGCGGGCTTTTCATCAGGGTGCCGTCTTTCTTTTTTTCCTGCTTGCGGACATCGGCAATCATACACGTTACGGTCTGGGCGCCCTCGGTCTTGATCTCGTCCTTTGGCTTGCCTTTGTCTTTATATTCTACTCTCGTGACCATATCTTTATCTATGTTGGCAAATTCTTTCAGGTCTGCCCACGTCAGGTTGCGGATGCCCAGGAGCCTTGTTATACCGTTGCCTATACAGTTGGTATAGGCAGCCTTCTTAACGTCGCCCTTGTCGATCTCGGAAGGAGGGAGTTCTGTTTTCTCGCTCTTGCCATAAGCATACCGTTTAAAAAATGGGTCCTTGCTCGACCGAGTGCCTATAACGGTAATGGTCGCGCCGGCGATGGAAAACTCTCCCTGGTAGGTATACTGGAAATGGCCACCTTCCAGCAATTCAAGTGCAGGTTCCCCCACCCGCCACGATACGCCGAATACCCGCCCAACTTTTTCGGACCCGCTCCCCTGGAGGTACGGATTCCCGTTCTGATCCGCCCAGTCACGGGCGTTTGTGGCCTTCAAGGCAACTTTCTTGATTTTTATAACGGCGTCCATTCGCCGTTCTGCCTGCTCAGCTATGGCAATCAGCGTTTCGCTTGCCAATGCAGGCGCTATTGCTTCTTGATTCGTAGTTTCATTTTCGTTCATTTGTATCCTCCATGTTTCTCCTCTATTGGGTTCATAGCGTCATCACTTTATTCCGAAACATTTCAACCAGTTTAGTAAATTCAGTCTGAAAAAGCATCAGAATATCTTTCCCCTCCGGCGTCTTCATTGTTGGAGGTATCATGGCCTCAAGATAATCCACAAATCCAAGTAA